CAGAAAATATATGGTGGTGACATACAACACACCTATCAGTACGACCTAGTGCTGCCAGATAAAAGGACTGCTGATGTTAAAACTAAACGTACATCAGTAGCTCCAAGAGATTACTATGAGTGTTCAGTATCTAACTTCAACCCTAACCAGAAGTGTGATGTCTATATCTTTACCCGTGTATCCTATGATAACCAAAGGTGCTGGGTGCTGGGACACTACGATAAGAAAAAGTATATAGAAGATGCGCGCTTCCTTAAAAAGGGACAGACGGATGGAGATAATAACTTTACAGTACGTGCTGATTGCTATAACCTACCCATCCTTGACCTAGAAAAGTGTCCAGAGGAGCAGCCATGTCATACATTATAGTACAGGTTCCTGAAGAACCAGACCTTGAAGAAACAACCCCTCTCGTAGCAGAAGATGGGGATAGCCTCGAAACATTTGAGACTATGCTAGAAGCACAGATATTCATGCAAGAAATTCTTGAGCCTTTCTTCGGGAACCATATGTCTGGCCTTGAAATTCTAAGGATACATTAATGTTTAAATATATTTTAAGCAGTCTGTTGCTGCTCTTGCTTATCAGTCCTGTAAAGGCGGATGAGCGTACATGCCTAGTCGAAGCAGTTTACTTTGAGGCTAGGTCAGAAACTTTCATAGGAAAATTAGCAGTGGCTAATGTGATCCTAGAAAGAATGCACAATAAATCTTTCCCAAATACTATATGCGGAGTAGTAAAGCAAGGCAGGTATTGGGAAGGAAAACCAGTAAGAAACAAATGTCAATTCTCTTATTGGTGTGATGGTAAGACTGAGAGTATGCATAATAGCAAGGCGTTAGAAGAGGTTGTTAAAGTAGTTCAATTAACATTGGATGGTGTGATGCTGCGTAATACTTTAGGAGCCACACATTATCATGCAGTATATGTCTCGCCATCATGGGCTGTGTCTAAAGAGTTTGTGCTTATGGACACAGTGGGTGAGCATATCTTTTATAAGAAAGCAAAGCGATGAATGATGCACAGAAAATTCTAAAGCTGGAGCAATATGTATTTACATTGAAGAAAGCTATAGAAGATAAAGAAGAGACAATTAAAAAACTAAGCGCGCAACTAGGAATTAACAGAGGTAAGTGGGCAGAGTAATGGCAAAAAATCTATGGGAAAAAGAACGTAACCATTTGTTTCGTGATCTCACTAGACAGTACAGTGACGAAGGCTACACAGCCAAGGAAGCTAAGAAGCTTGCCAAGGAGGAGATTGACGAGATCATGGAGGACAAGGAAAACTTTATAGATAATCTATGGGAAGAAACTTTCAATGACGTTTGATGAAGAATACCTCAACTTGTTTCACGCGCTCGACAAACTTACAAAACTTCCAGCAAAAGTATGTACCAAATGTAAAAAAAATAAACTAATAACTGAGTATTATAAAAGAGGTGATCGACGTTACTCACCTCTGAGTCGAAAATCAGAATGTAAAACATGTGTAAGAGAATCGCAACAAAAATATAAAAAAGAAAAACCTTTTAATATGAGACATTCTCGTATTAAAAGCCGTGCAAGTGAGAAAAAATTACCTTTTAATCTAACAATAGAATATTTGGAGTCTATTTGGACTGATACCTGTCCTATTCTGGAACTTGAGTTAGACCTTTTAGCCACTAAACATGCTGACAATGCGGCACAATTAGATCGCATTGTACCTGATAAAGGATATGTAAAAGGAAATGTTTCTTGGTTATCTGCCAGAGCTAACCGATTAAAAGATGACGCAACAGCAAAAGAACATATGAAAATTGCACAATGGATGTTAGGACAATCCGATGACAGCTAAACTTATAGACCATATGGGCAGTGATGTTACTGTTGTAAATGCAGCAAGGGTATCGTTCAACAAACGCTCACCCAAAAGCAAACCAATATCTGAAAAAGATGCTAAGTTAATTAACTATCTTGCCCAGCACAATCACTGGACACCGTTCGGACACTGCTCCGCACAGTTCCATATGAGAGCGCCTATCTTTGTAGCTAGACAACTTGGTAAGCATCAGGTAGGATTAGTATGGAACGAGGTGAGCCGTCGCTATGTATCAGATGATCCAGAGGTATGGTCCACAAAAGAATGGCGAACGGTCGCTGACGATAAGAAACAAGGGTCATCAGAAAAGTTAGTAATGTCACCAAATATTATGAGCAACATCTACGGAGACGCTATACACCATGCCACAGAGGCATACAAATCTTTACTCTCCCAAGGAGTATGTGAAGAACAGGCTAGGGCTGTACTACCACAAGGTATGTATACTGAATGGTACTGGAGTGGGAGCATCGCAGCCTTTGCTAGGGTGTGTAAGCTACGCCTAGCTAGTGATACGCAGAAGGAGACAAGAGATGTAGTTAAAGATATAAATAGACAACTCGAACAAAGATTTCCTGTATCATGGAAAGCTTTACAAGGAGCAATGTAATGGTAAAAAAATGGGCAGTTAAAAATACCAATACAAATACTTTAGTGAGTGAGGGCATCAGAACAAAAAATGAAGCCGAAGAAACCCTTGACTATTATAGTAGATTGTATTATGCTATCTACTCAGAACGTCACGTAGATTATAAGAAACTCTATAAAATTGTATCTAGCAGCGAGTAAAACATGACAGACACAGCAACTTTCGTGCAGCATCTTCCATGTGAATCCTGCGGCTCTTCTGATGCAAACTCTTTGTACTCAGATGGTCACCAGTATTGCCACAAATGTGAAGAATTTATTCCATCCAATGAGGAAACAAGTATGCAAACTAATACAGTAGTATCTATTGATAAAACAAAACCTTTAAATAGTTATGACAATGCTGTTATCTCTGACCTTGGTGATCGTAAGATTGCTGCTGATACGGCCAAGCTTTATGGTGTATCAGTTATTAAAAACAATGCTACTATTACCCATCACCTATACTCCTACAGGGGATCAGACGGTGAGTTGATTGGTCGTAAGATCAGGGGTGTTGAAGGTAAGAAGTTCTGGTCGGAGGGCAACCTCTCCGATGCAGGTCTGTTTGGTCAGCATCTATTCCCTCGCAAGGGCAAGTATGTTACTGTCTGTGAGGGTGAGTTAGATGCTATGTCAGCCTATGAAATTCTAGGTTCTAAGTGGCCTGTTGTTTCTCTCAAGAACGGTGCTGGTGCAGCAGTAAAGAACTGCAAAGAATCATTTGATTTCCTTAACATGTTTGATAATATTGTACTGTGTTTTGACAATGATAAGGAAGGACGCGAAGCAGCACAGAAGGTAGGCCAACTGTTCGAGCCTAACAAATGTAAGATTGTCTACCTTAATATGAAGGATGCTAATGAGTATCTGAAGACAGGGCAGCGCCAGCAGTTTGTTGAGGCATGGTGGAACGCTAAGTCTTACACACCAGCAGGTATCCTAAATCTCAATGAGCTAGGTTCTTCGTTGTATGACGAAGCATATTTTGAATCAGTCCAGTACCCTTGGTCTAAGCTCAACGAGAAGACATATGGTATGCGTACAGGTGAACTAGTTACGTTTACTAGTGGTGCTGGTATGGGTAAGAGTAGTATCATTCGAGAACTTATGCATCATATTATGACAACTACTAAGTATAATATTGGTGTACTAGCACTAGAGGAGAATGTTCGTAACACAACATTCAACCTTATGGCAGTAGAAGCTAACGCAAGATTGTATATTAAAGAGATTAGAGATCAATTCACACAAGAACAACTGAATGATTGGCAGGAGAAGACAGTAGGTACTGGTAGGTTCTTTGCCTTCGATCATTTTGGTTCTGTCTCTAACGACGAGATACTGGATCGTGTACGCTACATGGCTAAGGCTCTTGATTGTAAATGGATTTTCTTAGATCATCTCTCTATCCTTGTGTCAGGACAGGAAGACAACGGCGATGAGCGTAAGTCTATTGATATTCTTATGACCAAGCTACGTTCTCTTGTAGAGGAGACAGGGATAGGGTTGCTGCTTGTCAGCCACCTACGTCGCCCTTCAGGTGACAAAGGCCATGAGGATGGCCGTGAGGTAAGCCTGTCACACCTTCGTGGGTCTGCCTCTATTGCACATCTTAGTGATAGTGTGATAGCATTAGAACGTAACCAACAAGCTTCCGACCCGGTAGAAGCCAACACAACTACAGTGCGTATCTTAAAGAACAGGTATACAGGAGACACAGGAGTAGCTACGCATCTACATTATGATACTGAGACAGGACGTATGACACAGATTGACAATCCTTTTATTGATAATGAAGATGACCAAGATGTTCCTTTCTAAATATGAGAGCTATTGTAGATATAGAAACAGACGCTATTGATGCCACAGTTATCCACTGCATCGTGGCGAAAGACTACGACAACGGTACTGAGTGGTCGTGGGTAGGTGAGAAGTGTCACGAGTTTGTTTCGTGGTCTAAGAATGTAGAACAATTTATAATGCACAATGGTATTAGCTTTGATGCACCTGTCTTAAACAGACTGTTAGGTTCTACAATACAGCTACGGCAAATTCGTGACACCCTCATTGAGTCACAGTTGTTCAACCCAGTTAGGGAAGGAGGACATTCTCTCAAGGCGTGGGGTGAGAGACTAAGTGATATTAAAATAGAGTTCAAAGAGTTTGATTATTATACACCAGAGATGCTAGAGTATTGTAAGCAGGACGTTAGACTTACACATAAGGTGGCACAGCAACTAGACAAAGAAGGAGTAAGATTTTCTACAAAGAGTGTGCGACTAGAAAATTGTGTTAGAGCAATCGTAGATCAGCAGGAGAAGAATGGGTTTACTCTTAACCTTCGTGGAACCATGATGCTACTGTCTGAGCTACAAGAAGAAGAGGAAGCCTTAATAGCTACAGCAACTGAGATGTTCCCACCTAAAGAATTACAACTAAAGACAAAGATTAAATACATACCCTTCAACATTGCTTCTCGTAAGCAGATAGCAGAACGACTGATGGCTAAAGGCTGGAAGCCTACTAAGCATACAGACAAAGGTAATGTTATTGTCAATGAAGAAACTCTAAGCCACATCAAGATGCCAGAAGCTCAGATGTTCAGTAGGTTTTTCCTGCTACAGAAAAGAACAGGTATGCTCAAATCGTGGATCAAAGAGTGTCACGATGACAACAAGGTACGAGGCAGGGTGATGACGCTCAAGACTATCACGGGCCGCATGGCTCACAATAGTCCTAACA